AAATATTCCAAATGCATTAGAAGCCGTAAAAAAATTAAATGGAGTTTTATTCGATTGGAAAAAATCTTATCTTGATCAAAGAGGTGGCGAAGACGGTTACTTTGTAAGAAAAAAAGATGTAGGTGTCATAGCCCAAGAAGTAGAAAAAGTATTACCAGAAGCTGTTGCTCAAAGAGCTGATGGTGTAAAAGCAGTTAAATATGATAGACTTACTTGTTTATTGATAGAAGCAGTTAAACAATTACAAGACAAGGTAGACAGTTTATCAAATAAGAGGAATTAAGTAATGGCTGTTCCTACTACGAATACTAAATTAACAGGAATCCAAACTGAGTTTGGCGGATCAAATCCAATTTCAATATCAGAATATTATTCAGGTGGTCCTTTAGTACCATCTGCTTCACCCGCACCTAATGGTCCTATACCTAGTTCAGGAGCAATTACGGTAGGTGATTTTCGAGGAGCTACAAAAGCTAGTTTCATTAGTGCTTCAGGAGGAAACGCCACTCTTACAGATGGTGATTACAAAATTCATGTTTTTACAGGTCCAGGAACTTTTACAGTTAATGCTGCAGGGGTTGGTGGTGCCGATAATACAAACGTAGATTATTTAGTTCAAGCCGGTGGTGGTGGTGCAGGAAGTCAATACGGCGGTGCGGGCGGTGCAGGAGGAACTCGTGCATCTGATCAACTTTATTCAGGTCCAGGAGCAGCAGTTAACACAGGTATAACAGTTCCAGCTACAGGCTATCCAATTACAGTCGGTGGTGGAGGACCCGGAGGACCAGGAACAGGAGCACAAGGATCTACTTCATCAGCTTTTCCAATTAGTTCAGCAGGAGGAGGTGGTGGCGGTAACCGTAACGCAGGTGGAGCAAACGCTGGAGGATCTGGTGGCGGAGGAGTCATGAACCATGGTGGTCAAAATCCTGCTGGAGGATCTGGTAATACTCCACCAACATCACCTCCACAAGGTAACAATGGTGGAACCGGTTCAAATTCTACACCTGGATTAGGTAGTGGTGGCGGTGGTTCATTAGTCGGAACCGGAGGAAATGGAAATGGTTCTAAAGGAGGAAATGGAGCAGATGGTGCACCGTGGGCAATCATGGGGTCATCACCAGGAGCACCTAGTTATGGAACTCCAGGACCATCACCAGGAAGATATTTTGGCGGCGGCGGTGGCGGCGGCGGTGAAATATATGCTAGTAATGCCACAGGAGGAGCTGGAGGCGGCGGAGCTTCTGGAGCTCCCGCAGGTAATCCAGGTACTGGAAATACAGGCGGTGGCGGCGGTGGCGATAAAGTAGGAGGAAGTGGTGCCGGTGGCGGCGGTAACGGCGGATCCGGAATAGTAATGATAAGGTATAAATTTCAATAATGGCACACTTTGCAAAAATAAATGATGACAACGAAGTGCTTACGGTATTAGCTGTTGATAATTCTGACGCTAACACGGAAGCTGAAGGTCAAACTTATTTAGAAACACACAATAATTGGCCTGCAGATAAATGGATTCAATGTTCATATAATACTAGAGCTAATGTTCATTTATTAGGTGGTACACCCTTCAGAGCAAACTATCCTGGTATTGGTGATAAATGGGATTCAACAAATTTAATTTTTCATAAAACACAACCTTACGCAAGTTGGACTTTAAACACTACTACAGGGTTATGGGAAGCACCTATTCCTATGCCAAATACAACTTATACAGATTCTACTGGAACAGTTCTTTCAGATTTTTACGCATGGAATGAGGACAATCAAGAATGGATTAAAAACACAATTATTTTTTAAATTGACTATATAATAAGTTGTTATATATTATTTAAAAACTATGCATAAGAAAGTATTAAGTGAAATAGATACATATCTTGGAACAGTAGATATGCCAAAATATTTTGAAATTAACAGAGATGAATTAAAATCAAATTTACTGTCTTCTGTAATTGAAGATAAATGTTTTAAAAATTCTTTTGTAATAAGTAATCCATTTGATTATGAAATGTTAAATGGCAAAGCGTTTACTATGTTGAATACATATTTAATGGAAAATTTTAGATTAAAACACGAAGTAAGTCTTGTTAATAATTTTAATTTTGGAAATATATTTAAAGAAAAAGAAAGTTCTATTAGTAAAGATTTAATTGATAAACAAAATTTATCTAACTCCCCTGACTACACATGTATTTATGCAATCGATGTTGAAAGGTATTCACAACAATTAATAATTGAGTATCCAAACAAAAGACTAAAAGACAATTTTTTTCAAATTGATTTAAAAAATAATGAATATATTATTTTTCCTTCTACACTAAAATATTTTTTTACTAGAAATACTTCTAATAAAACAAATACGTATTTAACTATTGCATATAACATAGTTTGATGAATAATAGTTTTAATTACTGTTGGGTCTTTAAAAGAGGACTTCCAGAAAGAGTCTGTGATGAGATTATTAAAAATGCAGAATTAAAAAAGAATCAACAACGGACGGCTATTACAGGAGATTTTGGTCATGACAGAGATGTTGTAAAATATCCTTTAAGTAAAAAAGAAACAAAGAAATTAAATAACATTAGAAAATCTAACATTATTTGGATGGAAGATAACTGGATATACAAAGAAGTACATCCGTTTATAGCAAATGCTAATGTAGAAGCAGGTTGGAATTATGAAACACATTATTCAGAAAATTGTCAGTTTACTAAATATGGTAAAAATGATTTTTACGATTGGCATAGTGATTCTTGGGGAGCGCCTTATACTTCTGAAGGATTTGAAAAAGGAAAAACTAGAAAATTATCTGTTACGGTGTGTCTATCAGATCCAAATAAATTTGAAGGCGGGGATCTTCAATTTGATTATAGAAATGAACATCCAAAAAAACCAAAACCAATACATACAGTTAATGATATAAAAAAAGGATCAATAATTGTTTTCCCTTCTTGGGTATGGCACAGAGTAACACCAGTAAAAAAAGGAACAAGATATAGTTTAGTAATTTGGACTTGCGGATGGCCATTGAAGTAATAGATAACTTTTTAGATAAAGATGAATTTAATAAAATTCAATCGTGTATGATCAGTAATAATTTTCCTTGGTTTTATTCTGATTACGTATCTCATGAAGATGAGAAAAATAAATTTTATTTTACACATAGTTTTTATAAAGATTTAAAACCACAAAGTGTTTTTTTTACTATGTTAGACAATTTATTAAATAAACTAGAAATAAAAAGTTTGATTAGGGTAAAAGGAAACCTACACACAAAATCAAATAAAATTAAATATAATAATTTCCACACTGATTTTTCGTATAAACATAAAGGTTGTATATTATATATCAATGATAATAATGGCTTTACATATTTTAAAGAATCAGATAAAAAAGTAGAACCGAAAGCAAATAGGATAGTTTTATTTGACCCAAGTATTGAACATAAAAGTTCACAATGTAGCGATAGTAAAATTAGAGTTAATATAAATATTAATTATTTTTAATGAGTTTTAAAAAGAAAAAATATCAGGTAATTAAACAAGCAGTTCCAGAAGTACTGGCCCATTTTGTTTCAGATTATTTTTGCATTAAAAGACAAACGCATATGACAATGCTTAAAAATAATTATATATCTATTTTTCAACCAGACTATGGGGTATGGAATGATTCACAAATTCCAAATACTTACTCACACTATGCTGACATTGCTATGGAAACTTTATTGTTAGGGTTGTTACCTAAAATGGAAAAAAAATCCGGCATGAAATTAGTTCCTACTTATTCCTATGCAAGAATATATAAAAAAGGGGATGTTCTTGAACGACATAAGGACAGAAAAAGTTGTGAAATTTCTGCTACTCTTAGTTTGGGAGGAGATAAATGGCCAATATTTTTAGAACCTTCTGGAAAAAATAATCAAAAAGGGACTAAAATTAATTTAAATCATGGAGACATGCTTATGTATAGTGGTTGTGATTTAGAACATTGGAGAGAACCGTTTACTGGAGAAGCATGTGTACAAGTGTTTTTACATTACAATAGAGAAAATGATAAAGACAATAATAAATTTGATGGTAGAGAACACATAGGTTTACCTGAGTGGTTTAAAGGTAGAAACAATGTCGACAAAACAAAAATTTAAAAAGTATCTAACTAAAATCGAATACCCTAAAAAATTTGAAGGATGGCATATAAAAGGAATGTTAAAAAAACATTCTAATAAATCATATAAATTTGACATAACTGATATTATTAAAAGAAGTGGAAACTATTATGAAAAAATAGGCAGCTTTAAAAATAAAGCAGAAAAAATGGTTTTTAATTTAAAAAATGAATGGGTTATATTAGATATAGAAGAATTACATACTTATATAAAAGACAATAAATTAAAAGATGTTAATTTACATGAATTAATAAACAGTCTTGAATGGAACATTATAGTAAAAAAATGAAAGAATATAAATTACCGTTTGATAGTTTTATAGGAGGCTGGTTTATTGATAAACCTACATGTAATAATATTATAAAATATTTTAAAAACACTCCTGATAAATTTAAAAGCAAGGGACATGTGTTTAACTATGGAGGAAGACGAATAAATAAAAAAGTAAAAGATTCTTTAGATTTACCAATAAGTACACAACAATTTTCACCTCCTTTTAAAAGCTATCGAGATAGACTGCAAGATTGTTTAGAACAATATTTAGTTAGATACCCAGAACCTAATAATTTTGACAAGTTTAATATTAATGATGACTACAATATACAGTATTATAAACCTAAAGGAGGTTTTAAAAAATGGCATTCTGAACGAGGAGGTTTATCAGATATAACTAGAATGTTAGTTTTTATGACATTTTTAAATGATGTGCCTGGTGGCGGAACTATGTTTAAATATCAAAAATTAACTGTGCCAGCAAAGAAAGGTTTAACGTTAATATGGCCTACTGATTTCACACATACCCACAAAGGACAAATATCCAAAACACATGAAAAATATATCATAACTGGTTGGTTTACATTTAACCGCTAGACATTTGTTTTTAATACTGTTAAAATAACTAAAAACCTATATAATGAGGTTATTATGCTACAAAAACTAGGTTTTGCTCCAGGGTTCAATAAACAAGTTACAGAGACCGGTGCCGAAGGGCAATGGTTTGACGGCGACAATGTACGTTTTAGATATGGCTCTCCTGAAAAAATAGGGGGTTGGGAACAATTAGGTAGCAATAAGTTAACCGGTGCTGCAAGAGCAATACATAACTGGGATAATAATGTTGGGATAAAATATTCCGCAATTGGCACAAATAGAATTCTTTATATTTTTTCAGACGGTGAATACTATGATATTCATCCTATAAGAACTACAATTACCGGAGCAAATTTCACAAGTACAGCAGGCTCACCAACAGTCACAATAACTGTATCGTCCCCCCATGGTTTGATAGATAATGATATAGTATTATTTGATGCTGTTTCTGGGTTATCGGGATCTACTTTTACAAACGCTACATTTGAAGATGAAAAATTTATGGTAACTTCTGTACCAAGTAGTAGTACGTTTACAATTACAATGGCTACTAACGAAGCCGGCACACCTGTTACTAATGCTGGCTCTGCATCAATTCTTTGTTATTTTAATGTAGGACCTGCTACACAGGAATCGGGGTTTGGTTGGAGTTCGGGTTTATTTGGTGGTGTAGTAAATGGAGAAGCAACCACTACTCTTGCAACAACTTTATCAGATACAACTACAACCAACATTGTTTTAACTAGTTCAAACTCGTTTCCGGCATCGGGGACCATAAGAATAGGGACTGAAGATATATCTTACACGGCAAATAACACAGGAACAAATACTTTAAGTGGAGGTGCTAGAAATGTAGACGGTACAACAGCTGCAACACATTCATCAGGTGCAACAGTTACAAATATTACAGATTACAACGCATGGGGCGAAGCTTCGTCAACTTCACAGTTTACACTTAACCCTGGTTTATGGGTTCTTGATAATTTTGGTACAAAATTAATTGCTCTTATATACAATGGAGAATGTTTTGAATGGGATGGATCGGCTACAAATGCACTAAATACTCGAGCAACAATTATATCTGGAGCACCAACAGCATCACGTCATATGATAGTATCAACTCCAGACAGACACTTAGTATTTTTTGGGACAGAAACTACTATTGGAGATAAATCTACACAAGATGATATGTTTATAAGATTCTCTGATCAAGAAAATATTAATGAGTATACTATAAGAGCAGAAAATACAGCAGGTTCTCAAAGGCTTGCTGCAGGATCTAAGATTATGTCTGCTATCAAAGGTAGGGATGCTCTTTATGTATGGACTGATACTGCAATATTTTTAATGCAATTTGTAGGTCAACCTTTTACTTTTGCTTTTCAACAAGCAGGGACTAACTGTGGATTGATTGGTAAAAATGCTTGCATCGAAGTTGATGGTTCAGCTTATTGGATGTCAGACAACGGTTTCTTTAACTATGATGGTCAGTTAAGATCGATGCCTTGTCTAGTAGAAGATTTTGTTTACTCCGTAGATCCCGGACTTGGTCTTAATTCTGTAACTAAAGATTTTATTAACGCAGGTATTAATAATCTTTTTGGGGAGATAAGCTGGTTCTATTGTTCAGCTTCGGCTACTTCGGTTGATAGAGTAGTAAGTTATAATTATGTGGATTCTACAACTGAAAGACCTATTTGGACAACAGGATCTTTAAATAGATCTGCTTGGGTAGATTCTGCTGTATACCAAAAACCTCATGCAACACTTTATAACCCTGATGATAATGCCTCTTATGATGTTACTGGAAATGTAGACGGAAGTAGTATATATTATCAACACGAAACAGGGACCGATCAAGTTAATGCCGGCAATGCCATTACTGCTATCAATGCCAACATTCTTTCTGGTGATTTTGATATTACTCAAAAAAGAAGTAATACAGGTCAAGCGGTAGGGACCCCTGATCTTAGAGGAGACGGTGAATATATGATGAGGATAAGTAGATTTATACCAGATTTTATAGAACAAACAGGGGACACTGAAATTAGTTTTACAACAAGAAACTATCCCAATACCGCTGCAACAACTACAAATTTTACATCAACAGAAACTACAAATTTTAAAAGCACTAGACTTAGAGCTAGATCAGTTGCATTAAAAGTATCTAATACAGGTACTGGAAAAAATTGGAAACTCGGTACATTTAGATTAGACATTGCACCAGGAGGAATGAGATAATGGCTACTGACCAAGAGATAAGAGACGCGGGTTTAAAATAC